GTATAAACACCATTAATATCAATACTACCAGCAGGCCCTATCTTGATGTGGCCGAGGGTACTTTGTGACGCTTTTTCAGCCAAATGCGCATCAAACTCTGCTTGAGTAACCAGATCATCGCCGATCTCATCCTGGCTCACCAGGTTGGAATACATGCCGGCCGTCCAGCGGTTTTCCACTAGGCTTTCAGCCGCATGAGATGCCGCTGCAGTCCCTTCCTGTGCCCTCATGACATCCGAAAATAGGTTGCCCAGGATAGTATTGACCTGCATTAGTTCAGCGTCAATTGTAATCATAAATGGCGCCGCTGGAAATATGCTGCCGTCCTCAACATAAAATGATGTTGCAGAATCCGCTATATCCCCGACCAAGCGGGTTTGTGCGTTATTAGCTGCATTTAATCTTGCTATTTCTTATCCCTCCTTATAACCACTTGGGTGTATACTTCACCAGTGCTGCGCTCGCACCGGGCGGGGTGATGGTCAATGTGCTCTCTCCTGGTGGCAGTGTAAAGAATCTGCTATTCTGCCAGTCCAGGAGATTCATTGCCCTAGCTCCATTGAGTAAGACCGCGCCGGTGCCAAAATTTATAGTCAGTACATCACCAACCTGAAAAGCATGAATTACCCGGCAGTAGTCAGTTCCCAGGGCAACTTTCCACTCGGCAGCTGCGACCATAAAAGTTGACTGAAAAAAAAGCTCTGTACTTGCTGTACCCAAATTGTTTATGGCTACAGAGTCGTCTGTGAAATAGGCGATTACCTCTTCGCCCAGGGCAAGGGGCTCACACCGGAAAAATAACGTAAATTCGCCAATCTCCGTGAATAAGGGCTCACTCTCCAGCGGCACTTCCTGCGATAATTTACCCATATAGTATTTGTCTGGCTCATCACTAATAAGTAATTGGGAACGTTCTTTTGTGCTTAACCATGCTGTTATTTGCCGTGCCTTTATCCTCAGGTTTTGCCTGGTACTATCTACAACAGCGCAATCAATTTCAATTGTGCCGTCTTGCCTTTCGCGAGGATATAGGAGGCTTCCTTGTCTGCCGGATATCTGTATATAACTGTCGTTTGGAGCAGGTAGGAGCCAGCGCCTTACGGCCAGCACCTTTAGTCCTTTATCGGTGCTGGTACTTCCGTTAAAAGTGAAGCTTATCATGTTGCAGCCAGCCCCCTCCCTCTTGCTGCTCGTTGTTGCAATTGGTATAATTCTCGAGCGATTTTACTGATATCTTGGTCATTGCGAACCACCATATTCTCTACCTTTATTGTCAATCCCCCAACCGTGCCCATCTTGTTATTTGGCACCACCTGAGATCCCCGGGGGAGATTCAGGAGTTCTGGCCCCTGTTCGCCAACCACCGCCCAGCCGCCAGGGTGAAAGTTGGTGCCCCGGGCATACCATTTTAAATTAAAATCGGGAATCTTTACCTTGGCATCCCCAACGCCGATAGATCTCCAGTCTACGCTTACATGCGGTAATTTAGGCTTGGGTATTGTTATGCTCATATTTGCAAAAGCATTTTTGATATCAGTTATGATATCTGAAATAGTGTTTTTGGCTGTTTCAATCGGGCTTAAAACAGCGTTTTTAACCCCTTCCCATGCGGTCCCCGCAGTAGTCTTAATTCCATCCCAGGTATCACCTAACCATGTCTTTAAACCTTCCCAAATATCCTGAGCCGTCCGCTGTATAGTCTCCCAATTCTCCGCTATCTTCCTGCCCAGCAATACCGCCCATCCGGCTGGCCCTACTGCAACCAGGATTATATCTTTACCCCACCTATCGAAGAATTCCTTTAACTTATCCCAAACCTTTTCCGCTCCTGTTTTAATATCGTTCCATAGATTGGCCATTGTTTGCTTGAAATCTTCCCAACCTTTAGCCAAGGCGTCGAAATTGCTTTTGCAGGTGTCTGTGATACTAGTCCAGAGTTTTGAAAAGAAGTCTTTAAGAGGTTCCCAATTCTTGATGATGAGGTAAGCTAAAGCTGCCACTGTAGCACCAATAGCGATAAAGGGCAATAATGGAATCATTGCAGCGGCGGCATTAAGGGCAGCTCCTTTAAAAGCAACGCCTAAACCTATCAAAGCAGGAATCATTGCGGCAGTTATAGCGCCAGCTATAATCGTAATAGTGGCCTCTAGCCAATCTGGGAAAATCTCGTCCAAAGCCCCAGACCATCCTTTGTCTGCGATTAAGTCCTTAAAAGCAGTTAAATGCTCTGTAATGTTCTTGATGGCAGCAACAACGGGCGCTAGCAAAGGTTGCCCGATCACGGCCATAAAATCTATCCAACCTTGCTTAAGATTGCCTAATTGGTTCTGATAACTATCAGATTCCCTTGCAGCTTGACCTGTTGCCCCTGCGGCTTCTTGCATCTTCTGTGCAAATTCCATTCTGGCAAGCTGTTTTTGAGCTTCATCGGCATTCTTCCAGTCTATACCTAGCTCTTTGGCGGCAAAAGCTGCTATCTGTGTCTCGTTGCCGAACAGACCTATAGCCTCGCCGCCTTCGTAGTTGCCCTTGATGAAGCTATTCAAAGCGGCATTAGCCTCTTCATAACTCTTGTCATAGAATGCGGCAGCATCGGCGGCTATAGTAACTCCCTGCTCTGCCATTTCCATGGCATCCTTGGTATCGTATCCCAGCCCTTTAAACATACTAGTCATGGACGTAAAGGGAGATTTTAGGCGGTTGGGAAGCATGCCAAAATCTTTCCCTAAGCCATTAACTACATCCTGTGCATTGTTTTGGATAGTTCCAAATACTTGCTCAAACTGTGCATTCATGGCTTGAGTATTGGCAGTGGCTTCAATAGATTTAATTCCAATAGCCCCGATTGCAGTACCGGCAGCTGCTGCAGCTATTCCAACCCCTTTTAATATCGCCCGGCTAGACTCTTCAGCTTTAGCTGCAGCAGTCTTAATTGTTCCTTCGACCTTAGACATGGCAATATTAAATGCTTCTGTTTTTCCGCTTATCTTTACCCAAAGTTCTCCAACCTGCATTCTTGTTCTCACCGCCTTACCATGCTGCTATTTTCTTAACAGTGTCTTTTTTTTTGCTCAGGGTATTATTCGGTTTATCCTTACTGGCGTTCACCAGAACAAAAGTAGAGTTAGGACCCAGACCTTTTAATAAAATAGAAAATCGCCTCCAGCTCATACCTGGAAGCGATTCCATTAGGTCTATCCCGTATTCTCTTATAAAATCAGCCTCAATGTAGGTCCAGTTCTCAATAATATATATTCCTGCCCCTTTTACTTCGGGGCTTCCGGGTTTCCCGGATTGTACTGCTCCATAGCCCAATCAAAAAGATCGGTAAGCTGATCAACGGCAAGCCCCTTTGCGCACCATTCGTCAAGCTTGCCTTCACCAAATACAGAGGCCGCTAGTTCAAACAGCTCTGCCTGCGGCAAGTCATCTTTACCGTATTCCTTCTGCATCCGGACCATTTTTAGCACCATTACGGCCGGCAGGGAAGGGGGCAGGTATTCTGTTTGCCCAAAGATTTTGAAAGGTATTTTCTCCTGACTTTGTTCAGCCCAAAAGGCATCAAAATCTTTCATCATGCTATATCCTCCGCAGTCTCATTGAAAACAATATCCTTTATGGACCCGTCTTTCATGGTTGCAATCGCTTTTCCAGATGCACTGATGGTAGCATATTCTTCACCCTGCAGGGTATAATCAAAACTGGTGCATTTAGCTTTATGAAGCATGAAATGAGCATCGCCAACATCGGTGTAGTCGGTCTTTGCTTCCAATTTAAAATACTGGGGCAGGTCGCTCTTCGTAAGGGTAAAGGTCTGCTTCTGGTTTGGGGTCTCCCCGCTGGCGGTCACAGTGCCGCCAATCATGATGGCCAGAGCATCCAGGGAAACAACACCATGCTCAATGGCCCAATCTATTTGCTCCAGTTTGGCATAAGTGTCAATTACGGTTTCGTCGCCTTTAAGCTGCTTTTCGATAAAGGTAGGGGTCAGCTTCAGGCTGGTTATACCGGGAACATCCACCGCGGCGCCATACGTGGTCGCGGTAGAATCATCAGCAGTCAGTGGGGATATTTTGGCATCATTGATGCCAAGGATTACAGATTCTTTTACTAACGGCATAATTTTTACCTCCTCACAGTTTTATGGCGGTACCGCATGGATTTGTGGTACACGCCGGTATCATTCTCATATAGGTCTCCAGCAAACTCCCGGACAAAATGCAGTCCGGACATGACATTGTCCACGGCCTGAGAGATGGCGGTCGTGTTTCCCTTTGACCACACGTCAATTACCATCACGGATTCACTGGTCATTTCCCGATCATCACCTCTCAGAGCTGGGGCATTCGTCTGCTCATAGTAAGTGATGCAGGGGAATGCCGGTTTATCTGGTAGGTTATAAAAAACGACCCTGCCGGCTACCAGATTGGTTAGCGTAGGGTCGTTCTTAAGTGCACTATATACGGTTGGTTTCAGATCAATCAATCGCCCACCCCCTTATGGATGGCATCAGCGAATATCTTTCGGATGTTGTTCTTATTCTGCTCCAAAGCCGGGTTAAGGTAGGGTTGAGCGGCCATTTTAACGGTGCCCAGCTCCACGAAAGGACCATATTCCACATTAGTTCCGACCCGCGCCTCTTTCTTCTCAACCTCATGGGTGATAGAGTTTCGAAGGTTTCCGGTATCGACCGGGACTAATGCCTTTGCCTGTCCTTCTACCACCAGGGCAGATGCGGTCAGGGCCACGTTAATAGCCTGCTCCATGCTTTTTATTGCCTTGTCACCATGCCATTTGAGTTCTGCCATTATATCACCGGCCTTAAAAGCACTTCCATATGTCCGCGGTAGGCGGCCACATGGCGTATTTCGTAGGTATTCCCGTCATGGACACGCCGGGCCAACTGGACCGCACTATTCGGATTGCAAAACATCCGGGAAGTAATGCCGGTTTCAACGATTCCGTATTCCTTTTGGGCCAGTTCGCCGCCCAGGGGCTGAATATCAGCCTGGATGGTTGCAACGGTTTCCCATGTCTCAATCGGCATACCTATGTCATCATACCCGGTGACTTTAGCCTGGATCTGAACAGGGTAGGGGAGATTGCTAACTGGTATCATGCAAACCTCACCACCTGCCTATTTTTGTAGCGGCGCATCTGTTTCACAATACTCTTAGGAATATCGTCGCCCAGGGCAAAGTTAGTGGTCGAATAGGATCCCACAACCGTACCCTGCTTGTACTGGTCGGCGTTCCGGCTATACAGGACTACTGCCAGTCTGGCTATAACTGATTCAGCCTCTGGGGGAACGTCCTCCCGGTTGCAATAATCTTTGAAAAAGGCTTGTGCATCGGCCAATATCAAGGTCAGCAGGTCGTCCTGGCTGAGGTCATCTACCGGTATTCCCAGGCGGGTTTTAAGATCAGATATAGTCATCTAGTCACCCTCTTTCAGGGCCTCGCGTAGTTCTTCGGTGTTCATCTTGTGATAGCCCTCGATTTCACGTTCCTTGGCAAGTGCCCGGAGTTCCTGGTAGGGCATATCGTCCAGGTGTTTAATGGTTTTCGTTTTCGCCGGCTCTTCTGCGGCCTGTTGTGCCTTAAGCCGCCTCATGCGGTTAAATCCTGCAAGTCCCATGTATCGTCACCTCACTAAAAACAAGGGAGGGAATTAACCCTCCCGAGTCACCTACGACAAAGTATGGACAAACTTCGCGATGCGGATATTCTTGTTTTCGTACACCCGGGACCAGTTCAGAGCATTGGACAGTTCTAAGTTGGTCGGGCTTTGCCCAACTACAGCCGCGTCTTGGAAAGCTACTCCGCGCGGGTGAAGGATGAAGTGCTGACGGTTAATCAGGATATCGTCGCCCTGCAAGCTATCACGGTCGGTTTCGGTCGGTACCGGGGCGCCACCGTTGCCTTTAGCAAAAGCACCTTCGCCAAACAGGTAGGTAGTATAATCAGTACCATTTGCCGCTACCGGGCAACCGTCGTCAACAATAACCCTCTTACCCTGAAAACGCTTTACGCGGATTTCCTGCCCGTTAAACTGCTCCAGCTCATTAGTAATAAGGCCCTGTTTCATCAAAGATGCTTCGGTCGCTGAATGTATCATCACGCCGGTAAGCTTATCTTTGGCGTCTCCCAGCAACTGAGTTGCATCAACAAAAGTAGCACCGGTAATGCTAGATACCGCAGGAGCTACGGCCCCGGAAATATCCAAAACATTCCCCGCCATGTTAGCGGCAGCGAATATCCCGTCTAGGATAGCAAGCAGGGTAACCTGGTCCCGTCTGGCCCAGTAAGCGGCCACCAGGTCGCCAATAGCAGCCATGGGGTCATCGCCGGACAAGGCTTTAGCCAGGTCGTTTACGCCCCAGGCTTTGCCACGCATGAGTAAGCAAGCTACATCTTGCCCAGAAGTGATAGCGTTCACCTGCAGCGGGTTCTGGTCGCTTAGGACTTCATCAGCGCCGGTAAGGTCCTGCCAGAAGGGCATATTCAGCAGACGGCCGCCACTTCTAGCAAGGGCGTCAAAGGCGGGGTCGTTTACAACAATGCCGCTCTGGACAAGTTCGGACAGGGCGGCGGTTCTCTCGATTACATACGGATTAAATACCTCGGGGACAATAACATCAGCTATTCTGGTTGCTGGCATAGTTCATTCCTCCTTTTAATAATGCTTAGGTTGCCTAAGCGGTCAGTTTAACAATGGTTGCGGTTATCTCGGCGGTTGTAAAGCTTTTACCCGCCTTGCTTAAGGTCACCTTAAACTTGTAATTGCCGTTAGCTTCGGCTGTTGGTGCCGTGTAAGCGGTCTCGGTCACAACATAGGTGCAGCCATCCAGTTCCAGGGCGTCAATATCCTTTGATATTTCAGCCACAATGTTGGCTTTGGTTTCTGCCTCTTTTCCGGCTACTACAACGTCGTCACCATTAACTGAAAACGTTGCGGCTGCTACAAGTCCGCCTACTATACGAGTGCTAAACTCGCCTGACCGGGGAGCTAACTCCTGGTTGATGAACAAATTGGTATAATGCTCTTCATCAGTGAGTTTGCCGTTTCGGTGTCTGTTAGCTGCAAGTTTGGCGTTTATTGCGCTTATTACCTCGTCAATCTCAGCCTTACCTTTTGCCAAGTCTGCTGCGGTATAAGCCTTAATATCGGCCCATGCCATAAAATCACTCCTTATCTGGCTTGCGCCATCATTTGCTTAGCCAGTTCCGGGTTTTCCCGTAACAACCGGCCTTGTTCGGTCAGGTTAAAGGTTTCTTTCTTCCAGGGGTTGGTCTGTCCTGGTCCGCCAGGGCTCCCCGGGTTAGGTGATCTGCCGCTGTCCTTGAATTTAGCCTCAACGGCCTTTTCTAATGCCTGCTGCCAGTGGTTTTCTAGCGCAGTAAGGTTATTGGTCGTCTCTTCCTCATCCTGCCCCACGAAGTAGCTTATAATCTCAACTGGTAGCCCCTTCTGTGTTGCGAGGGTAGTCGCCTTATTTACCAGCTCGGACTTGACCCGGGCCTGGCGTTCCAAGGCCAGCTCCTCTTCAAGTTTCCTGAGCCGCTTTTGTTCCTCGGTTTCGCCCGGGAATTTCTTTTTGATCTCTTCATCCAAGAGGGTAGTAAGATTGTTACTCTTCCAGGTCTCCAGACCCTTGGTGAAATGGGCATCCAACTTGGGTTGTAAGAGCTTCTTTCCATCCTCGGTAGCCAGGAAAGCAGTCACTCCCTCCGGTGTCAGCGGAAACAGACCCCTGAGGTAGTCCTGCACTTCCTTGTTGTCCTTGTTAGCCTCAATAAACTGTTTGAGTTCTTCCAACGTCATAAATATATCCTCCTCTTATTTGCCCTCCCAGTACGCGCCAGGGAGTGCATTGTTAACAACTTGTCAAAATGATTAAAATTAACGATCTACTTGACTTTTTTCAGGAGGTATTAAGCGTGCTACGAATGCCTGTATATTGGCAACAAGAGCACCTATTATAAAAAATAGGTCAAGTAAATTTGGGCATAAAAAAACACCCACCTAAGCGAGTGTCATTTACTAAGTTATTAAAATATTTCTTCCCGGCCCTCCAGGAATGCCTTTATATCATAATCCTTCCTAAGTGCTCTCCGCACTTCCATGTAAATAAAGTCTTTTAAAGGCGCCGGGGTCAGTTCATGCTGGTAAATCCGCTGATATAGATGCAGCAGTTTTCGCACTATACTAACTTCATCAAGCTCTAGCTTCTGCATTTGGTTGTCTGGGGAATGCTGTCCCAACATCTCTTTGAAGTCGCCGAAGTCCATTTTGTCATCTGAGATATTACCACCTCCCAAACTACTTTACTGTATTATTATACCATTCTTGGTAGGTGGTGTTTTTGATTACCTTATTCTTTCCGGTTTTTTCATCCCGGGCACGTCTTAAAGTGGGTTCCATACCTTCAATCTCAGCCCTAACGGTGCACCGGCAGTTTATATCCTCAGAAGCTATGCCAAAGCCCCCGGGATACATGGCAGTATAGCCCCGAATGGTAAAGGGTTGGTCTATATCCACCTTCTGACCGTCCAAAGAGCGGTGACTGTCCCGGGTCCTTCCATCAAGAGTAGATACCCACACCCGCTTAAAAATCAGCCCTTTAGCTGCAGCCTGTTCAAAGCTGGCTTGGGTGCCTTGGCTTACTGCTCGGTGGGTTTCAGTCTGGACTATCCGGAGTGCTTTACTGGCCCCCACGTTTACCCGTTCGGTAACGGCTTTGGCAGTCTTATCATAGGAGTTACCTTGTATGATGCCCCGGGTTATTTCCTCGCGGATTTGTTTGACCATGACCTGGGCATTATCCTTTACCCGCTCTGGCCATGATATACGGTCAAGAGGGGAGAGGATAGCGGCTTCAACAGCCTTGGGATTAATCACGGTGAAGCCCAGAGCTACCTCCGCATCAGTTTCCAGGGCAAAAGCAGTCCGATAATAACTCTCTGAGAATATGTCCCGGATAGCCTTCTTGGTGATCTTGGCCTCTGTAAATGTGACAGCCTTTACCACGTCAGCTATGGCCTTCTCCAGTTTCACCAGCCGGCCGTATTTCATCATCTCGGCCATAGTAAGTACCCCGGCTATAGCGTACTTTTCATAGGCAGTGGAAAGCTCTACACGAATGTCCTTTAGGCTCGCTTTATAAGCGTTAATAAGCTCTTTCTCGGCCTGCTGTTCAAGTTTATCAGTAGCCTGCTCACCCTGTTTGAATTTGTCATCCAGGTTCATGAAGCATCACCATCCGGGTAATCAAAGTGTTCAGCTACATTTCGGAGCATGGCAACCTGTTCGCCAGGGCTTTTCAAAACTAGCTGGCGAAACATTTCTAATGGTAGGCAAGGGGCTTTATCACTCTGACATACGGTACCTTTAGGACATTTCTCACACAGGGAAGTATTCCACTCGATAGAACGGTCAAATTTGAGTATCTTAGCCACCACCGCCACCTCCAGTATCTATGTTATCCAGGTTCACCAGTCCTTCATTATCCTTGGCCATCTCCTCCAACTCCCAATCAACGTCATCCACAAAGGACAACTGTGACAGTCGGGTCCGCTCAGATACAAGACCTTTCAGATGGGCAGTGGTCTGAGCTTCATCCAGCAGGTTCACCGGCAGATTCCTTTTGAAACTGAAGTAAATATTGGTGTACTCTACCGGAATGCCTTTCTTGGCCCAAGCGGTGGCCAGCACCTTAAACTGCTGCCGGAGGGCAGCGGTCATCTTGCGTTCCAGAGTAATACATTTGTTTTCCAGTGGCATCAACTTGTACCGGATAGCCACACCGGACAGGTTGCTTGCGAATGATTCATCAGTCATATTGACTGACTTACCGAACCTCATGATATTGCCTTCCAGTCGGTTCAGGTGGTTCTCAATGGCGGTATCGTTCATCTGCTTGGTAATAAACTCAATGCCAACCCCTTCGCCCTTCTCATCCAGGCCGAAGGCCCCGGTCTGCCGGGCCTTTGCAAGCGTCTCCTCGTCAGGGTCATAGCCATAGAAGGCCATGTAAGCCAGCCGGAACTGCTCAATCTCACTGTTGACATCAGACAGGGTGCGGTCATAGGCATCAATGAGGTTTAGGATCTTCTCAGCATCCCCCTGCATTTCTTCATTGTTCGGAAAGATTATGAGCGGTACCAGGTCGAACAAGTGCGGCTGGGGATTAACCGGCTCGGAAATGTCCAGCACATACTCTCCCTTGTCATCCTGCAGGTAGTAGGTTACGGTCGTATCGTCGTACCACTCTACCCGAGTCATGGTGGTTTCCTTATCACCGGCCTTAATAGTTACATCATAGTACCTGAGGGCGAACTGGGGCTCGTTGATGGACCTATCATAAATCAGTATCACTTCCCAGGGGTTCACATTCATGACTCGCTCCAGCCCGTCCCTATCAATGTAAAGCAACCGGGCAGAATAGCCGCAGATGGTGGCCATCTTGACCGTTTCACTGTCCAGGTCATCAATGTTATTCCGAAGTTTGATGTCCTGCAGCGTAGCGTCCACCTTTTCGGCCCCGGGTTGCTCCTTGTCTACCTGGTAGCTGATAGGATTCCCTATGAAATAGCCTACCTTTGTGTCGACTATCTCCGAATCAAAAGAGTTGTTCAGTTTCCGGTTAATCTTGCCCTCATCTTCAAATTCCCGGTTAAGAATAGGTAAGTCATCCGTCTTATACCGATTATACAGGTCCAGCATCTTTTTCCGGGTCGGCGCATGGTCGTCTATCAAGTCTTTTATTATGTCGCTGGTTACCTGGCCATCAAGGGCAATTAACTGTTTAAGTATGTCCTGCATTTCTTCACTCCCCTTAGTAAAGGCTCTTGGCTGCCTTAAGTTTGCGGTCTTTCATGTCATCTTCGCAGCCGTACCTGGTAGCATCTATGGCGTGGTTGTCCTTGTCCGGGTACTGGCTCTTAATAATCCCGTTGCGGTCGGTTTCCAGTGCATAGTTAATAAACTCTTTGGCAGCCAGTGGGCAGGCTTCCGGGTCAATAGTGATTGCCTCTAGGTCCTGCAACCACTTAATGCCAAACTCCACGGAACCAGGGCCTTTCTTGGCACCCTTGATTTTCATTCCCCATGACTTTAACTCGGCAATGCTTTTCGGTTCGGCGCTATCGCCAATGGTCACAACATCGTTATATCTCTGCGCCTTTTCCCAGAGCTGCCGGTTGAATAGATTCAGGCCGCTAATCTCTTTGAAGAGGTAAAGCCGCCGGCGTTTCCGGTCATAGTGCATACGCTCAAAACAAAGCGGGTCAACAGCATAACCGAAGTCCAGGCCCTGGCGAATGCGGTCAAATACTGCAATTTCATCCTGGGTGATTGCCCGCAGCTCAACATTGGTAAATATCTCTAAACCGGTACCGACTTCTTCTCCCAGGTATTCATGCCGGTAAGCGGTCTCATTAACCTTTTGCAGGTGTTCAGCGTCGGCAAGGAACCTGTCGCCTAACCATTCCGGCGGTACGTCCAGATACGTTGAATGGTGTACCCTTCGGCCATGCTTGGGTATCTTTGCCTCTTGGTTTACCCAACTGCGCCCGCTTTTTGGCGGGTTAAACAAAAAAAACGAAACCCGCTTTTTATTTTCACCCCGGAACAGGGATTGAATAATATTGCGGATCTCGTCTATATTAGCAAACTGGTCGACTTCTTCAAACCAGGCGTATTTGATATATCCCTTACCTAGGTTAATTGATTTCATCTTCCTGGGATTATCGGCAGCCTTGAAAACTATCTTTTGCCCGGTCGGCAGATATATAATCTGCATCGGTGACACTTGAAATTTAAAAAAGTGGGCTATGCCCATCGTGGCAGCAGTCCACTCAAATTGACCAAAGACGGTATCTCGCAGCTCGTTTTGGTACCGGCGAAATACAATGGCATTAGCATCGGGCTCGTTGATAATACCCAACAGTATCTCAATGCTGATGAACGTTGATTTTGTGGAACCGCGGCCGCCTTTTATCCAGTATTCATCATAGAGGTCCACCTTGACCTCTTTATGCAACTCATAGAAACTGGGAGCAATAAGCCGACTTAATCTCATTTGATATCATCGACTATCTGAATGCCGACCTCTCCGGAAAGGTTAATATTATCTTTCCACATACCCAAATGACGGCCAATCTGCTCTAAAGCTTTTAATTTGTCATAGGTTCTAACCTCCCGTTCCACAATATCACCATCCTCGGTCGGGATACGCTTAACCTTAACGCTGGCAATAGCGGCCGTATCATCCCGGTTGGCATCTCCCTTTAGGGTTGCTGCATCCATATCAATTACATCAACCGGATTAAGAAAAGCGATCTTGGCCAGCTCCAACAGAACCCGGTCCTGGTTAATACCGGTTCGTCTTGACCTCTCGGCCAGGGCTTGATCTATGGCATTTTTAACGTTAAGTTTTGATAAGTTTTGACAACCCTGTTCTTTTGCAGTGCTTGGGCTGTAACCCGCCCTAATTGCGGCCTGAGTGGCGTTTAAGTCCACCAGGTACTCCTCTATAAATCTTTGCTGCTTTGGCGTTAATTTTGCCACCCTCACCACCTCACTTTAATTGGCATGAAAAAGCCAGGCGCTACAGCCTGGCTTACTTATACTAGAGTTATTCACTTTCTTGTTTTCTGCTATCAAGCAGTTCTCTTAGCGATGGTCCTGCATCAACTTCCAGATTGAGCTTGGGATCAGATTCTTCCCATTCCCATAACCCTTTAATAATGCCCAATAATTCTTCGAAGGAGTCCTTGCTTCTGGTTTCGGGTTTTTTGACTAAATCAATAAATCGTTTGGTAGCGTTATTAGTGGGATAGTTTTTTTCTAAATACATGGAACATAAAGCGGTCCACTGCCCATAATCCGACAACTTAATATGTTCTAGTTCATAGTCCCCTACTTCGAGGATATTTTTTAAGGCTTCTCCTTTTTCGGCTAATTGATGCGCATTCATTGTTTTTCCTCACCTCCTTTTTTACCAACAGTATACAGCAAAAAGGAAGCATTTACCTCTTATTTTCTCATTCTCTTATAAATCCTAATCACCGTGTCCTTAAACAACCTATATTCTATAACCAGCCTATCCAAACGCTCACCCCCTAAAATAAAAATAACCCCGAAGGGTTACTTACCGTCACGTTGAAGGCGTGACTATGTTATTTACTAAATCTTAGTAGTATCTATTCTTATATATAATAGATCTATTATTATATAGTGTGCCAAATTTGTCACTTTGGGCAAAGTGCCATATTTGCACTAAGCAAAGTGCCAGATTTGTCACTATGCCCTCAAACTAAAAGACGAAATGCAGAGATGTGTTTCTCTGACTTTTTCCCGGTTACAGGGTCTTGCCAGTGAGTCAACCAGGTTTGAATTAGTCCTGATGATATTAACTCTTGTTTGACCCTGATTACCTTTCTCAAGCTCCAGTTACAATCCTGGGATAGATCCTCATTACTCCGGAAGAAAAAGTCCTCACCCTTACCGGTATACCGATGTTCCAGTTCTTTTAGCACAATAAATAACCACTTACCGGCATCAGATAATTGTATGAACCGCTCATCCGAAAATAGAGAGCGTGGTATTTGTATGAAATGTCCTTGCTGATACTTGCTCATCTGTTGCCGCCTCCGTCCAGGTTTTGATTCAGAACTCGGCAGGGGTGGGACGGCACCCCCGCCTCAGACGATCTTGGCCGAGATCGTATCTGAAAAAAATAAAGCACCTGCCGGTGGGCAAGTGCCTATTCCCAAATAAAAAGCCGGCTCTCGTGAACCGGCGTGTTGCTGTATTCATTTTTCTATTTTATATATTATCACAGATTCAAGGAAAAAGTGGCCCGGAAGTGGCCCTCTTTTGGTCACATTTTGGCCCGTTTCTGGTCACAAAGTGGCCCACTTTTGGCCCTAATGACAAATCGCATGCAACAGAATTAAATAAGGAAGGTTTTCGGAGTAGCGAGATAGGGAAGAACAATAAAAAACAGAGCACTATGTGACCTAAAACGTGACCTTTTACCATTTTTATGCAATACGAAAGGTCACAAAAAAGCCTCCGAAAATCGGAGGCTTCTGCGATTCTTATGGTGAGCCATGGAGGATTCGAACCTCCGACACCCTGATTAAAAGTCTGTTAAAAGCCCATTTTTAAGGTTGTTTGCAATCACTTGCAAGTATTTCAACTGCCATAAGTACCTACTTATAGGCATATTTTTGTGCCATTGGTCACTTGCTAATGCTTCTTAAAACTTGCAAAAATAAAAAATTAAAGTGGTGTGTGACCTTCTATGTGACCTTCGATATCTTCTAAAACGCCTTTTAGAATAGCTTCATCTAACCAGGTCACATATTTTCTCATGTCTTCCAGTTGGGTGTGAATATAAACATCAGCTGTTATATTATCCATTTTACCATGTCCAAGCGCGTCTGAGATATATTTTAAATTTGCGCCGGCACTTTGCATAGCACTGGCATAAAAATGCCTGCAGGAATGAAACGTGGCCTTCTGCTTGAACCCAATATCTACCATAGCTTTTGTAAAATATTCGCTTAAGTAGTGCGGATCGAAACATCTGCCATCCTCCCAGGCCAAAACATAGCCTTGGTTATTATACATGGTTTTATAAAACTCTTTATCTTTTTCCTGCTCCTTCTTATGCCAGTCCAGGATAGTTTTAAGCCCAGGAGTTAGCGGTACCCATCTTTCCTCCTTATTTTTCGTTGGGCCCAGTACCAACTGGCCATCTTCCCGTTTGATAGCATGGCGAATATGTACTGCCATCCTTTTGTAATCTATATCAGGCCATTGAAGGCCACATACTTCACCTGCTCTGACTCCCATCATCGACGATATTATGATCGGCAGCTTTAATGCTGGCACCCTCTTACGTTTGCCTTTTTCGGTGTATTCATGGAAGGATGTATTTGTAATAATATAGGCCATCTGTTCTGTACTTAATTCAGCCGGTTTATAATCGTTCTTTTCCGGTGGCTCGACAGCTGCACATGGATTCATTCCCCAGGGGAGCCACCGGGACTTTACCGCCTGGTTATAGGCTGCGTGGAGTATCCGGTGGTGGTACAATACAGAGGTACCGGAAAGTCCTTTATCCAGTTTACGGTTATAATACTTCTGTATATCGTCTGGCGTAACCCGGTCAAAGGGTTTCTTTCCCAGGTCATCCTCTGCAATATGTACTTCTATAGTCTCTTTATAGCTTTCATAAGTCCTTACTGCCAGTTTTCGCTTTTTATAGGTATTCAGCCAGTAGAGCATATACTCAGAGACGGTCATCTTCCCTGGAAGGGATGTACCCATTTTATACATAGCTTTTAGCCTGGCCTCTTCTGCCCTGGCCTCAGGTTTAGTTCCTCTAAAAGTGAAAACCTTTTGCTGCCGCTGTTCCTTGGTTCCTACGTCTATAACTATCTGCCATGCGTTGCCCCGCTTACGAATACCCATTTAATCTGCTCTCCTTCCCCGTAATAGTACATATGTTCTGCTGAGTGGTTAAAAAATATCCCGACCCGGGGGCCGGGAGTTAATTTTATGTATTATGTTTTTAAATTATGGTTTACATACCCCGCATGGTTGATAGCCGGCAGCCGCTGCTTCTTCCTTGGATTTAAACCATATCTGATTTTCTGGGGTAATTTTGTCCGCGTAGCGACAACTTGGCGTGTGATATTTATCTGAAGAGACACTTCCAACATAAGTACCTTGGCCGGCGCCAGATAATGGGGGAGGCGTTCCCGCTGGTTGTGCTATAGGCGATACGGGCTTAGATAACATAGTGATAGCCTGTAACTCCTGATTCCATTCCACTGTCCCTCCGAAAGCTTCCCCTACGAAACGTAATGGCGCCAAGGTGCGACCGTCAATAATCTTGGCTGGGACATCCAACTGCTTAACCTGTCCATTTATTGTTGGGGTAGTTGCCCCGATTTTTAGCTCCACTGTGGTATCGCCCTTAACTGCGGTTGCTGCCTGACTGTCCTGATCCCAATTGACCGTAGCCCCCATAGCTTCAAATATGGCTCTTAAAGGTACCAAAGTCCGTCCATCTTCAATTATGGGTGATACATCAAACGATAATTGCTTACCATCCAAGGTTACTGTGGGCGTTGCCATTGCGGGAGTGACCAAAAATAGACAAAGTAATAGAGCCATTCCACATAACAAATATTTATTCACAATATTACCTCCTCAATTAGCTGAATTAATTATGTTTGAGCAAATCATGCCCACAATTTCAGCATCTTCCCCATTATTAAACTGAAATAACCCTGGCTTTTGTTGCCCTTCTTTACCGATTCTAATTCCATTGCCGAACAATTCTAAATCTATTATCTTTGCCCAGGTAGAAGTGAAGTTTTTCCTGTCACCGCGAAAAACAATGCGTTTATTTGTTATTATTAGTTCGCCAGCACTTACCGGGACAATCTCTTGGCTTGTTTCTACATGACCTCGAAAACCGCCTGTTCTGAAAGATACGCCTTTTGCAATACGCACACTAACTCCCCTAGAGCCCCCAATATATTGCCGTTTTGTTTTTTCCTCAAGCATGCTAGATGATTGCACCCAGTGGACTTGCTCGTTTTTTTGCAAAGAAAGCCCCGACGCATTAACAACAGGCAATTCTCCTAATTCAATACTGTGCAAAAGCTTAAAACGCGCCAAATCTTTATAAGATCGAATTTTATCCTTGTCTGATACATTAAAGTGAGCCGAAAGCTTGGTGAGCATTGCATCTTCATCAGGCGATAGGCGGCGGTCTTGGGTTGTGTTTTTCAGGGCCAATGCGTAAAAGCGATTTTTCAATTTAATCCATGTCTTTTCATCAATATTCCATTCCATTCGCTTGGCCTCAATTTCGGCGATTTCATCCTCGTTTAAAACGCCATCATCTATTGCCCTAAGGAAGGCATCTTCAATTTCAGCTTTGGCCTTAGCCTGGACCTTTACGTTAGACACAAACTCCCCTATCCATGACATCGGTAAACCTCCCCTTCAGGTTATATTCTCTTTCTAACCTCCATAACCCGACCCAAAATTAAAACTTCTTCTTGTTTGACAATTTTAGGTTGGTACTTCTGGTTATCAGATTGCAATACGCAGTTTCCCTCATTACAGAACACTCGTTTAATGCACGCTTCTTCTTTGTCGAGCAAGACGACTGCTACCTGTCCATTGTCCACTGCCGGCTGTTTGCGAATGAGGACTATGTCTCCAGGCGTGATAGTGGGTTCCATACTATCACCTTTGGCGTAGAGGGCGAAATGCTCCCCCTGCTCTGCAGTCTGCTTGTCGATGTAAATATAGCCCAATATCTCCTGGATGGCAGTAGACGAAGGACCACAAGGAGCAGAGCCCAATATCGGCACCGGGATATCCTCTTCCAATGTGAATGATTCAGGAATTAGTGCAGATAGATCTCGTCCCAATATCTCATCTGCGGGAACCTCAAATATGTCTGCTAAAAGACTAAGGGTTTTTGGATCAGGCGATGTACGCTCATTTTCATATTTAGAAATGGCCGCCTTTTTGACATTTAATTTTTCTCCTAACTGTTCCTGAGTAAGCCCCTTTTTTATTCGGAGCTGTCTTATACGGTTTCCCCAAGAAGCCATATATTACCACCTCATTCATATTATATATTTCCATATTGGATACTGTCCAAGCAGTATCCATGTTAGATATTTTTTTTATAAAAGGGCTTGACAGTTTCCTAAAAGGAAACTAATATATAAGTATCCAAACAGGAAACAGGGAGGTGACCAACATGGCATATGAAAAATTGAGAAACATTCGAAATGGTAAAGGCATTTCGGCTAGAGAAATGGCAGATTTATTGGGGCTTGTTACTGAGGCGGCATATTACAAAAAGGAAACTGGTGCAATCAAGTTTTCAGTTGAAGAAGCTAAATTGGTGTCAGATAAACTCGGAATGCCAATAAGTGAAATTTTTTTTGCAGACGAAGTTTCCTGTTCAGATACTGATAACCAGCCCACGGGCACGGATGGTTGAGAGGGGGTGAAAAATTGATGACCAAAGATGACTGGGACGAATATAAAGAAATAATTCGCACAGAGCCACTGGTCTATATCCCGGTAATCTGTGCGATAGGATCAATTATTTGTACATTACTGAGCCTTATTTTTTAACGTCTCATTGATGTTGTGCAGAGCACCAGTAATGGATTCCAGCCTCATAGACAGAGGAAAATTAGGCTTTTTAGATTCATCAAGTTGTTCTTGCATAATCTGGGTTTGTTTACGAGTCTGCCTAACCGAGATAACGGCGCAACCAATGCTTATGCAAGTAAAAGTCAAGTTAGCCAATGTAAAGTATAAGTCCATCGGTGGATACCCCCTTTAGCTAAATCTTACCACACGGGGGAAGCCCACGGGCACCGACGGATAGGAAGGAGGCGGGAAAATGTCAAGCTACACAGTTTTTCTTACAAAGTCAAGTAAAGCGGCTGCTGCCATAGCTAATGGCCACGATGATATCAACGGCTTAAAGGGTGTTAGTTATGGCTCATTATACAGCGAAGGACACAAAGCAGGTTTCATCCCCGCAATTTACCACAATCAAGGATATTTCTACTGCATTGTGGAGCATGAAAACTCGGATGATCTCAAGGCGCCTGAATACGAGCTGATTATTTGCTAAGAAGCCAGTAATACAAATCCTAGATTGATCTTTGACAACCGCATACCCTTCGCCTAAAAGCAGAGCAATGGGCCAGTAGTGACTGAGGGATGCCGGCCGTAAGGTGACTGGATTGTCCCGGTGAACGCCCAGGGTAGAAATTCAAAGAAGGGATTTATAAGCAAATTATCCCCATAAATACATCATGAGAGGAGGGACAACCATGCAGAATGCAGCTGAAGCTTCAGATGGCAGAGTATATGACCCTGCATCAGAACTACCTTATATCCTTAAGACCGAGGATGTCGCCAAGATGTTAAGCGTTTGCAACGCGACCGCACTTAAAGAGATCCGTAATGCCGAAAAAAAAGGCGTCCTGGTCCGTTGGATTGGGAAAGGAAATCAGCCGCGAGTAAACCGGGATAGCTTTTGTGCCTATTTGGAATCGAAGCCCCGTAGATCTATTTAATTATCAAAGAACCATTATAACCTAACTTTATACGGAAGGGAGGGAAGAGAGGATGTTTAAAGAGGCACGTAATCAGGCAGGAATGAGCAGAGATGAGGCAGCATTTAGGCTCCATATCGGCAGCCGTACGCTTACTAACTATGAGCACGGGTTTACTGTTACACCACCGGAGATAGCTTTAAAGATGCAAAAAATGTACCGAGACCCGACACTTACGGCAAGATATTGCTCAAACTATTGTCCCATTGGGCAGATATTTGCTCACCAGGTACCCGAACACAATAACCTCTGTCAGGCGGTACTGGGGCTCCTAAAAGAGCAGAACGATGTGGAGCAGATCAGAACCAAATTGATTGAGATTACAGCAGACGGAATTGTAGAGCAAAATGAGTTGCCGGCCTTTGAACTGGTGATGGAAGAGCTCCTGGACCTGGAGAAAAAGATCGAAGAGGTCAAATTACAGGCGGCCAGTATACTTTCGATACCGGACATGATGCGGAAAAGAAAAAAGACCGCATAATTGCGGCCAAACAAAAAATTTCCTACTACGAATATACCACAGCCCCGGTCATGGGGCAAGAGAAAGGAGAATCAAAGGCATGGAGCTGATTAAAAAACTCAACTTAGAGATTTTGGTTTACAAATACGAAGACCAGGCAATGCAGGCCAGTCACGCGGATAACATGCTGGCGCAAGGCTACGAGATTGGTTACATGGGTGAATGCTACTTAGGAACAGAGTCGACCACATCTTCTTTTTGCAATAAATCAAACTGGTATTTAACTACTGAGTTCAAGAAGGAGAAAAAAGAGGAACTGTTCGGAGATTACCAGATTCAGACTATTGTTTATTAATATCCCGGGCTACCTGCTCGTGGTGTTGGCACGGGCGGGCGGCCCAATAGAAGGAGGCATATAAACTATGGATTTAACCCAATTGAAAGAAGCCATAAACCTTATTAAAAAGGGCGAACAAATGAAACTTGAAGGACAGCGGATCATAGACTATGCCATGTCAGAGTTAAAAGAAACACCTCTGCAAATCCTTGGCTACCAGAACTATTTTACCCCGATTTTACAGGCTTTGGACAAAAAAGTATTTACTGCATTGTTCCCCAACTATATTATTAAGCCTTTTAATATTGAGAATAGCGATTACAAAACCAGACTTACTGCAGAATTTAACGGATTTGAAATTATGGTGTTGTCGCAAGACCCGATGCCCCAGGGTACAACAATGGTTTGCGTTAGCAAGCTCCCGGTTAACGAGAAGGAGGCGGTATAAAATGACAAACGTAATTAAGGTTAAATTTTTGCGTAATGGTAAGCCCTCCGGCCGGGCATATACCTACTACACCCCGGAAGAGGTCGCGGTGGGCGATATCGTAGAGCTGAACTCCAGGGATGGCATTGCTAAAGGCGTAGTTACCCAGGTCGATGTACCGGAAGAAGAGATCCTGGTGTTTGGGGATGGGGCAAAGTCCATAATCGGCAAGGCTCCAGAAGATAGCCCGACCGTAGCGGGGCCAGCCAAAAGATTTGATATCCAAAAAGACATAAACGAAGCACTGGAAGATATTGATGCTTCCTGAAATCACGGGTCTAAAATTCTACCCCCAAACACACCAATACATCCTACAGCAGGGCTCCGTGAGCCTGCAGCTTCCATCAGTAACCCAGATTATACAACTGATTTCCAACGAATGCTACGGCCAGATAGACCCGGTCACGCTGCATAAAGCGGCTGACCGGGGTACCCGGGTGCATGAGGCCATAGAACTGATAGACCAATGCGGTTGGGCTCCTACGGAAGAAGATACCGCGGGCTATATTGAAGCCTACAAGCATTGGGGACGAGATTACGAACCGGAGATCCTTGCCACCGAGTGGAGAGGCTACCACCGTACCATGCTATATGCTGGTACGGGCGATAAAATAATCCGGCTGTACGACCAAAAAGGGCTAATAATAGTCGACGTCAAGACCAGCAGTATATATCATCCGCTACTGGTCGACATCCAACTGGCAGGGTATACCTTGATGCTGGAGTCATGGCCGGACATAAAAATAGCTGAGGCATATGGGCTGCAACTCAAACCTGACGGAACCTACCGTTTCTATCAAACCCAGGACCTATCCAGGGCAAAAAGCTATTTCATGATGTGCTACGCGCTGCATAACGCAGTTCAAAAATCAAAGGAGGCATAACCCTATGCAGGAAGTAAACACAATGCCCATAGAAGCCGAACCAACCATAGAAAATGAGCAGAAGTCATCTGCTCTTAAAATCCTTGAACAGGCCAAACTGCTGTCAATCAACAGCCCCACCGATTATGATGGGGCTGCCGCCTTTACCAAGCAGGTAAAGTCCCTATCGAAGCGGATTAAAGACTACTGGGAGCCCCTCAAGAAGTCGGCCCGGGCATCCTGGCAGTCACTGGTGGACCGGGAGAAAGAACTGCTTACCCCGCTGGAACAGGCCGAGACCGAGGTTAAAAAGAAGATGGCGGCCTATCAGAAGAAAGTCCAGGAAGAGGAGCGAGCCGCCCGGCTACTGGCCGAGAAGCTGGCCCGGGAAGAGGCTGAGCGGCTGCTCCAACAGGCCGCTGAGGCAGCGGACCAGGGGAACCAAATAGAGAGCGAGATACTGCTGGCCCAGGCTGAGGTAGTTGAAAACGTGCAGCCGGCAGTGCAAGTACAAAGACCGACCGCCACCGGCGTATCCACCCGGACTTTATATCGGGCAAAGATTCTGGACGAGTCCAAGGTACCGGTTGCAGTGGCCGGCGTAACCATAAGGCCAGTGGACCTATCGGCTATAAACAAACTGGCTCAGGCCAGCAAGGGCAAGCTGCAGATTCCCGGCATTGAAATCTATGAAGAACAGTCCGTAGCAGTACGGGCTTAAAGGAGGTCGCCATGAACGAACAAATCACTGCGCTGTCTGTTATTGACAGCATTGATACAAATATCGTTGCCAGGACTATGGACAAGATACATGCCTTCCAGCAGGTCATCCAACAGGCGGTAAAGCCGGGGCATGATATCGGTATCATCCCCGGTACCGACAAGCCAACGCTGTTAAAACCCGGGGCCGAAAAAATAGTCATGATGATGGGCTTGTCCAGCCGATATGAAATCATGGACAAGGTCGAGGACTATGATAAAGGGTTCTTCTCCTACAATGTTAAATGCGTCCTCTCCCGTAACGATTACGACATCTGCGAAGGGGTAGGGAATTGTAACAGCCGTGAATCCAAATATGTGAAAGCCGACCCTTATAGTATAGCCAACACCATCTTAAAAATGGCAAAAAAAAGAGCCTATGTAGATGCTGCCCTGTCGGTAGCCAGTCTATCCGATATCTTCACCCAGGACCTTGAGGATATGCCGGATATGCACATAAGGGGAAGCAATGCTACTCATCAAGCTAACCAGGGCAAGGCGCTCAAAGAGCAAGTAATTACCTTTGGTAAGCACAAAGGCCGGACGTTGGGTGATCTGCTGCAAAATGAGCATGGATACTGCGAATGGATGGCAAACAAGGCTAACAATGAAAGATGGACTCCTGTGTTTCAGCAATTGCTTGAAGAGGAGGCGGCCAAGATTCCTGCAGATCCTGAAACCGGAGAGGCTGAGGACGCCGGTGACATTCCTCCGGCCGTCTTGAGGATGGCCGACAAGGCCGGCATGACTACAGAAGATTTTTTCCAGTTCGTAGATGAAAAATACGGCAAACCGTGGAGAGAATTGACCGGCAACGAAAAGAGCGAAGTTACTAAACATCTGCATGAATTAGGCCAGGCCGGGGCGTAAGCCCTGGCCCTCTGATTTAGCGCCGTTGTGCAAGAAGGCTAACGCCTAAAAATTTTACCCTGCTTTACTGCTAAATTAAGGATATATAGGAAAGGGGAACTAATTATGCAGATCACATTGGATTGGTTGAGAGAAAAAGAAGCTTGCTCGGAATCAATGCTGCGATTTAAACATACTTTTCCCGAGGGTGCTGAATATCAGGACGTTCTGGATGCTTTAGCAAAAGAAAATAAAGCAGATTGGGCTGCATGGCTGATGAAAGAAGCCGGGTCGACAAATGATGTACTGGAAGTTGAATCCCTGGAAGTGGAATGTAGCCTGTTTTTCGCCGGCCAAATCAAAATCAAAGGGCTTGTAAAAATCGCAAAATGGCTCTTAGCTGGCGGGGGTATCGAAGCTGGCGGGGGTATCAAAGCTGGCTGGGGTATCAAAGCTGGCGGGGGTATCGAAGCTGGCGCCGATTTCGGAATATACGCTGGGTTGAGAGTGAGGATATCTCAAAAAACTCAATATGCAATTGTAAAGGCCAAAGAGCTACCGAAAAATCTGTTATTAGGAACCTTTAAACAGAATGATAATTCAAACGACGAAGTAAAAACAGCATGAACACCTCAGATTGGAGGGAAGTGTAGCCAATGCAGAGTGTACAGGCCCGGCACTTGCAGCAGTGGGTGGAGGACCAAGTTGCCATAGAAGAACCGACAGCAGATGATTTTGCGAAATGGATGGACAAGATAGGCCAGGTGCTTATATACCTGGCCTTGTTCTTCGGAACCATAACCCTGGTTGCACAGGTGGGCATATGGAGAGGCTGGTGGTAAGTGTGGCTAATGATGTAAGGTGTTGCGGTACCTGTAAGTTTTGGGTACCGGAAACCAAGGAAGTAAAGCCCCCATGGTCGCATTGCGGCATAAACGGGAAAACGAAAGTAGAGGACGATAAGCCCTGTCTGGCGTGGATTTTGAAAAAGCAATAGGGGAGGGTAGTACGTGGCAGGCACACAGTCAGATCAATATACAAAGATACCTAATGATATCTTAGAAAAAATTATGGAAAGCAAACTCAACGGTACTCAGGTGAAATTAATTATGGCTGTGTGCCGTTTTACTTTTGGCTTTCAGAGGGAATCTGCTGAACTGTCAATATCATTCTTATCAGAAGCTACCGGCATTAATCCCCGTAATATCCGCAGAGAACTGGAAATATTAACAAGAAGGAATATAATCCTTGCGCATAGTGAGCAGCATGGAACCAGGGCCCGGACCATTGGAATCAATAAAGAGGTAAATCAGTGGCTAGAGAGGGTCAAATCACCCCCACTAGATGATGTTAGAGAGGGTCAGTTGACCCCCTCTGAAAACATTAGGGAGGGTCAGCTCGCCCCCCCTAGAGAGGGCGAATTCACCCCCTCTAGAGAGGGTCAATTGACCCCCCAAGAAATAAAAAAAGAAAACTATAAAGAAAATATATATAGTATTTCTGCTCGCAAGGTTTTTTCAGTTTGGAATGAGCAAGGTATTATCTCTCACAGAGAATTAACTGAGGATATTAGTAAAGCTATTACTTCTTCATTGAAAAAGTATGGATTAGAAAAAGTAGTTTTGGCTGTTCAGCGATACGCAAAAATGTATCATGACCCAGGCTACTTTTTTTCTTACAAGTGGACTCTTATCAATTTCTTAAGTAGGAAGAAGGGGCTTCCCGATTTCCTAGATGGCGGAGAGAAATGGGAGAACTATCAAGCTCGTGGGCAGCCTAAGACTAAATTCAAGGCACCTGTTGACGATCTGGGGGACCCGGTACCGGGCGCCCAGGATATGACACCAATATGACACGTATGTGTTATGTGAGGGAGGTTTTAGCTATGGATACAAAAGATATTCAGTTCATGATAACCAAAGAATTAGCCAGCAAGGTTGTAAGTGCCTTACCCGATGAACAGAAGAATATGATTATAGCTGATGCTGTCCGGGATATTTTGGCACGGGAAACAATGAGCAGCGATTATAAAATATCGGTTATGTTACGGGATTACGCCCTAGACTATGCCCGTGAATACGCTCAAACACCGGAAATCCAAGAGGAATTGAGAAAACAGGCCCATAAAGCGGTAGACGATGTTTTGCAAGGGATACTAAAGAACATTGGGCGAGCCATTGAGAATGACATTAAGAACAATTACACCAGGATACTGTCCGAAAAACATTACGGGGAGTAGTGCGCAGTTTGATAAAGATGCGAAGGGGGTCTACGAATGTCTGAAAATATTATTACCGAAATGGAGTTACAGCAGCAGAATATTAAAGGATTGCTGGAACTAGTACAACAGAACCCAGCTTTAAGGATATTCCCTTTAGTGGATACCGAATGCGTCCCGAGCGACGATTATAATTCCTGGGTAGCCGGATGGGGAGAGGCAAGTATAGAGGAAATCTGTACTTCCATCAAAGAAGAAATGGTTTACGTTAAATCTGATGCTTACGAATCCTTGGTGGATAAGGAGTATGATAAGTTTTTTGGCACAGACATAGACGATTTAACGGCCATGAAGCTGGCCCGTGAAAAAGTCGATGCCTACGATTGGAAAAAAGTTATAGTTGTTCAGATAACCGCGCTGTAGTTGTTGCGCATTCCAAAGAAAATACGACATAAGGAGGGATACCATGGACTTCACCGACTATGACGCCGAATGCCGGGTGCTATCAGCTATGATGCATTCGGAAATAGCCTGTATAGAAGCTGTAGACCTGCTGCATGAAGATGAGTTTTCAGACTATCTCAACCGGCAGGTCTTTTTATTGATGCAAAGCCTATATATACGGGGAATAAGGCCTACTTTAGTTGAGATTTTCAAGGAAGGCCATACCTTGGGATTCCTGACAAAAACCAAAGACATCGAAAGCATAAAGTACATCGCCGAGCACTACATCAGCGATGAAAACATCAAATACTGGATACAGAAGGTAAAGCAAGCCAACAAGGCCAGGGAGGCCCAGAACCTGCTGCGAAAATACAATGCCACCCTGAACGACGGCAAGATCAATATCCAGCAATTCATAACTGAGGCTTCCAGCGACTTCTTTGCCCTGGCCATGGATGCCGGCAGCGAGAAGATAGACACTCCCCAGGAGATAGCGGACCTGGGAATTAAGCTGGTGACAGAGCGAGTAGAGAGGTACCGGCAGATGGCCGAGGAGTGCAGAAGCCAGGGGCAGGTACCCATGGAGGGGGTGATTACCGGGTTGCCTACCCTGGACCGGATGACCCTGGGGATGAAACCCGGGGATCTGGTTATCCTGGGAGCCCAAACCGGACACGGCAAAACGGCGTTCGCCATGAACGTAGCCCGGGCCGCCTGTATTGATACTCCGAATAATATCCTGTATATCAACACTGAGATGTCAAAGGAGCAGATAGCAAGGCGCTGGGGGGCCATACTTTCCGATGTAGCCCTCTACCAGATACAGTCCGGTTCACTCACTAATGAGCAGTGCGAAACCGTTGTACAGGCTTATAACCGCCTCAGGAAGTCCGGCTTTTATCCTTGCAGCATACCCAATCTAACGCCGCAGAAGCTTGATGTACTGGCGCGTAAAGCCAAAATACAGCGGGATATAAAGCTGGTCGTCCTGGATTATGTCGGACGTATGGAGAAGATACTTCCCGACATGACCGAATGGCAGGTCCTTGAGCAGGTAATCAAGTCCATGAAGCTGCTGGCGCAGAACCTGCAGGTGGCCTGCCTGGTACTGGTGCAGCTGAATCCGGACGGTACCTTACAGGGTGCCAAGCGCATGGAAAACGAATGCGACCTGATGTTGAAGATGATACCAGTAGGCGAGAACGGTCAGAAGAAGATTGAGGAAAAGTTAAAAAAGCATTTTGAGGACTTCAACTACCGGATCTTCGTCCAAAAGGCCCGGGATGCGGAGAGTGGGGTATCAATCCCGCTGGTATTCGACAAACCCAAGCAGCAGATCAGGGAGGCTCAAGAAGAGGGAACCGGCTATGAAGATATCGGAACGGTAGTGGACATGTAAAAAAAAGGAGGATGAACACTATGGCAGAGGGAGCTAGACATTTAGTAGTTGTTGAGGAATTTGGCGGTAAGTACTTGATTAACGAGGCCTATAGGCCAATAGCGGAGGGCCTGATTGATAAGTATAAGGAGTTAAGCCATTTGGCGGCAGGAAGTTTTTTATTTATTGATAATATTTCCGACACCGGTAAGAGCTGGAACAAGATGAGGTATGCCACTACCAATAAGATTCCGGCAAGTGGAGTGATGCGATATACCAGCTGACCAATACTCGCTTTGATTACTACATTGAGTTCTTTAAGACCAATATAGAGCAGATGGCTAAAGAGCAGATAGTTGCGCTGGTTTACCATGAGCTGCGTCACGTTGACCCAGACGGAAACATGAAGCATCACGACGTGGAGGACTGGGTTGAGATGGTTGATAAACTAGGACCTAATTGGGCTGATACCAAGGCACGCATACCCAACCTTCTGGATATGGATATTAACTGGGATAACATCAAGTCCCAGCCCAATCTGTTTGAAAGCTACACCAAGCTGCAGCTGGTAAAAGGAGAAGATGGCAACGAGTAATCCGATATGACCGTGCATGTAAGGGAGGGAGGCATTTGGACTACCAAGAGTTTTTAGAATCCAAGAGAATAGTACACCAGAGTAAAGGGCTTAACATTCCGCGAGACGAGTTAAGCCCTTTATTATTCCCTTGGCAAGGGGATGTTACGGAGTGGGGGCTAAGTAAAGGTAAAGCCGCCATATTCGCTGATTGCGGCCTGGGTAAAACTCCGATGCAGTTAGAATGGGCCAAAGAAGTACACCAGCACACCCGGCAAGATGTGCTGGTGCTGGCCCCTCTGGCAGTAGCACAGCAAACCGCCAGGGAAGCTGAGAAGTTTGATATCCCGGTGAATCTTTGCAGGGACCATCAGGATGTCAAACATGGAATCAATATAACAAACTATGAGCGCCTGGACAAATTTAACCCCAGATATTTTGGCGGGGTGGTCCTGGATGAAAGCAGTATTTTAAAATCCTACATGGGCAAGGCCAAACGAGCCATACTCAATACCTTCAGGGGCATGCCCTACAAACTGGCTTGTACGGCCACACCTTCACCCAACGATAACACCGAGCTATTAAATCATGCTGAATTTTTGGACGTAATGACATCTGGAGAAGCTCTTACTCTCTGGTTTATAAACGATACCCAGAAGGCTCAGAACATGCGGCTCAAACACCATGCAGTAAACGACTTCTGGCAGTGGGTGTCCAGTTGGGCGATATCATTTTCAAAGCCGTCAGATCTGGGATATCCGGACGATGACTTTATTCTTCCACCATTAAACCTACACGAGGTAATTATCCCAGTTGACCAACGAGATCTGACCGGAGAAAAACTATTTCGGGATATAGAAATGAATGCTACAGCATTCCACCATGAAAAGAGATTGACCACAAATGCCCGTGCACAGGCAACGGCAGAAATGGCCAGAGCTTACAATGACCAGGTTCTGATATGGTGTGATACCAATTATGAGGCCGACGAGCTGCGTCGGCTGATTCCGGAAGCGGTGGAAGTGCGGGGCAGCGACTCCATAGATCATAAAGAGCAGGCGGCCCTGGACTTTGTAGACGGCAAGTTCAGGGTACTGATATCAAAACCCTCTATATTTGGCTACGGCCTGAACTTCCAGCATTGCCACCGGTCCATATTCTGCGGGATGAACTATAGCTTTGAGATGTTCTACCAGGCAGTCAGGCGCTTATGGAGATTCGGCCAGGCCTATCCGGTGGATGTCCACCTGGTACTGGGCGAGACTGAAAAACATATCCTGGAGACTGTGAAAACGAAGCAGGCGCTCTATAAAGAAATGAAATTAAATATGGTTACGGCCATGATAGCCAACCACCACAAAAGCAGGCAGGGGGTGAAGTACAGGATGGATTATACACGGAAAGAGGAAAAGGGTAAGAGCTGGACTGCGGTTTGCGGTGACTGTGTGGAAGAGATCAGAAAGGTACCCGACAACAGCGTCCACTTCCCGATATTCTCCCCGCCGTTCAGCAACCTGTATATCTACAGCGATTCATACCGGGATATGGGCAATGTAAAGAATCATAAAGAATTCTTCCGGAACTTTGAATACCTGGTACCGGAATTATATAGAATCACGGTTCCCGGGAGATTATGCGCCGTACACTGCAAGAATCTGCAGCGGTTCAAGAGCCGGGATGGTGCGGCCGGCATATACGACTTCCGGGGTGATGTGATTCGCTCCATGGAGAAATTTGGCTGGCAGTACCACAGTGAAGTGTGCATCTGGACTGACCCGGTCCGGGAAATGCAGAGAACCAAAACCCATGGCCTGCTGTATAAGCAGCTGCGCAAAGATGCCAGCTATAGCCGCCAGGGCATGGCTGAATACCTGGTGGTGTTCCGGAAGTGGCCGGACGATTACCAGGACCCGGAGCCGGTCACCCATACGAAAGATGACTTTCCCCTGGAACTGTGGCAGCGGTACGCGTCCCCGGTCTGGTTCGATATCCAGAGGACCGATGTACTCAACGCGGCCATTGCCCGGGAAGATGAAGATGAAAAGCACCTGGCGCCGCTGCAGCTGGGAGTAATCGAACGGGCCATAGAACTATGGACCAACCCCGGCGATATCGTATTCAGCCCATATATGGGAGTAGGCAGCGAAGTTTACCAGGCCGTGAAGATGGGGCGTCGGGGATATGGTATCGAACTGAAGGAACAGTATTGGAGCTGGACTGTCCGGTACCTGCAGCAACTGGATGCTGAGATGAACCAGATCAGCCTCTTTGATGAGGTCAGTTAGGAGGGGAAAGCGTAATGATTACCTATAGAAGCCAAGATCCTCCCACCTTAGGACAGATACGGGATGACTTAGATATTTTGAAGCCTAACCCAATGACGATAGACCATGATATATGGCGGGAGTTGTGTACGGTTAAAAACCATGAACCTAATAAAACACTGATTATTAATGTTATGGATACCCCGCCTAAAGGAAGGTACTGTATATCTTCAGACATCGTTCTTGATGTGACCAAACCAGGCGCTTTCCGGCAAACCATAACTATATGCCGTAAATATCATAACTGTAATTGTAATGGTTTGGGGGGCGGCAGTTGCGGGAGTTATTTACACTGGATACTCAAAAATAAAGATAAGTGCGAGAAAAATGAGCATGCAAGGGAATTGGCTCTATTTTAGGAGAGGAGGTGCGCCATGGCAACCATAGCGGAGCTGTTGAGGGCACGGAACCATATAGCTGTCTGGGAGCAGGAGCATGGCCGGGAAGCTACCCCGGATGACCTTATGGTAATCCTGTACAACCAGAAGGTGGACGATACCCGGGAAAAACGGGAGTCCAAAAAGCGGATGAAACGGAAGCATCCCAAGCGCAAGGAGTACCTGACCAAACGAGATAAAGAGCTCATAATCGTAATGGCCGCCTGTGCCCAGGGGCTACAAAACATCATAGACGAATGGCAGGAACATGATCAGAACCCGTTCCTGCTTCGTTGTTTAAGGACCGCAAATACCTGGATATACAAGGCTATGGAGTGGATGACCAAGGACCTGCCGGAGCGGGAAAAAATGAACCTGCTCCGGACGGCAGCTTATAACGAGGTCGGAATTATTGAGTACGGCGTAAGAAGAGCAAAGGAGGCATAAATAATGACTGACAAATTGCTGCCCTGCCCGTTTTGCGGAAGAATCCCACAAATAACGGCTAAAAAATGTTTATCGTCATTAAAATGGAATAAAAATTATCCCAACAATGGTAGAAATTTATACATTGAAAAAGAATGGTATTCAGTGGAATGTATCTGTTGCGAACTCTTAAAATCTTTTACCACAGAAGAAGAAGCCATTGCCGCTTGGAACCGCCGCGCTGCTGGCTGGATACCAACCGTGGAGAGGTTACCGGAAGAAAACGTAGATTGCCTTGTTTACCCCGCATCAGAAGAAATTGTGATCGCTAGGCTGGTTAAGGGCAACTTTTACTATTGGTGGTTTGATGCTTTTGATAGCCCGGATTGGGTAAAGGTAGAAGGCGTTGTTACACATTGGATGCCGCTGCCCAAGCCGCCAGAATTATGTGAAGGAGGCGGGATAGATGTCACAATACGATAAATGCAAGGCCTGCGGGGCCCCGATTATCTGGGTAAAGACCAAGGACGGCAAGCATATGCCATGTAACCCGGAGGAGATTGAAATAGACCCGGCCGGGGCCAAAACGATGTGTGTCGTTACCGATGATGGCGGCTTGGAGTGGGGCAGCCCGGTAAACCGCGATAGTTTGTTTTTGCCGGACAGAACTGTGACGGGGCGGGTAAGCCATTTTGCTACATGCCCGGCAGCCAACAAGTTTAGGAAGAGGTGAGGGCATGGAATATTGGCGGCAGACAAAATATGGACTTATTGTGCCAGAGCATGCCACTGCAAAGAGAGAACGGCCGACTGCTTTCAGTTTCTTTGCAGGAGTCGGGGGCATGGATCTGGGATTCATTAAAGCGGGATTTGAGGTTGTGGGTGCTAATGAATTTGATCCGGCAGCGACGCTTACATACATGGTTAATTTATGCAGCTATCCGGTACAAATACATTACATCGAAGGCATGAAGGATAAAGAACGGCTCAATGATGCATGCGAGAGATATATCTTCGGGAAGAAAAATAAAAAGCAGCCCATTCGGCAACCGCTCGACCGGTATCCGGAACACAATACCCCGTTTGGCCTCTACAACAACGCTACGGGCTCTGGCCTAGCCGGAAGCGGATATATAAAACATCATCCGGAACAGGCCCCAGTACGTAATTTCTGGTTCGGAGACATCCGAAAACTAAAAGGAAAAGACATACTGGATGCTCTTGGAATAAAGAAAGGCGATCTTGACTGCGTGTTCGGTGGGCCCCCCTGCCAGGGCTTCAGCGCAGCCGGAAAGCAAAATATCGCCGATCCCAGGAATAACCTTGTCTATGAATATGGCCGCATGATTGTTGAGTTACAGCCCAAAACATTTGTCATGGAAGAAGTACCTGCGATTGTTAATTTTTTCGACCCTGACGGCGTCCTTGTCTTGGATAAATTCGCAATGATGGTTTCCGAGGGCGGATACGGTAAATGGGAGAACATCAAGAAAGGGATGCTTATGCAGGCTGGATGTGCTGCAGGCATAAAAAGCGATCGCGGGAACGCCAAACTTAAAAGGACATCGGCCAAAAAGGAGAAAAAGGGTACAAGCAAAGAGCAGACTCAAATGTCGTTATTTTAACGAAGGAGGCAAAGGATTCATATGCAATTCAACGACTACCAACAGTTAGCCGAAAGAACAGCACATCAAGCCAATGATACCAGTGAAAAGAGATTTATTAACTTCGCTTTTGGCCTGGCCGGGGAGACTGGGGAGGTTATAGACTGCCTCAAAAAGCATCTATTCCATGGCCATCCACTTGACCAGGATAAGCTCAAGATAGAGTTGGGTGACCTTCTCTGGTATGTGGCAACCACGGCCACCACAGCGGGGATAAGGCTAGAGGATATCGCGGTGGCTAACATTGAGAAGCTCAGGGCCCGGTACCCGGATGGGTTTTCAGAGGAGAGAAGCATTAACCGGGTTGAAGGTGAATTAATCCCGGTAATACGGGACATGGAGCCGCTGAAAGACTATTTAATTGAGTTAATAACTCCGTATATTGAGCGCCTAACGCCAAATGAGGATATTCTTTCCGAGAAATATGCAGAGATATATCGGACGTACCGGAAGTTGTTTCCGGAGAAAGGAGAGCATGATGGACAGAGATTATAGGTTCCGCGGTAAGCGGTCAGATACAGGTAAATGGGTGTATGGTGATTTAATTACATGGTGGCGCGGTGAAGGCAGTCGAGCTATTTGTGATGTTGGTGGTATCAGGCATGATGTTATTCCTGAAACCGTGGGCCAGTTTACCGGCCTCCGCGACAAGAACGGGCAGGAACTCTATGAGGGGGATATTTTACAGGGTGGTCAGGACTACGAGAAAATTTACGGAAAGCCAATAGTAAAAATAGGTGAATATATAGACAACGGTTTAAGGCATCTTGACTTATGCGAAGATGAAACCTTTCCACTTTACGGAGT